AAGACGGATGGAAGCGCAACGGGCAAGAGATATTGCGAATGTTGGGATTGGCGCCGGCGATGTTACAGAAACTATACGATGTGTTTGACAGACTGATCAAAGAGTCCGTCGACGTCTGGTGTGAAACTGCCGAACGCATCAAGTGATAGGGGGCGTGTATGAATATAGATGGCCTGGATGTGGATCGCGTTTCGAAACGGGTGTTGGTGCGCTTGATTCAGGAGCAACGCCAGACGATACAAAATCTATCAATCGAATTGTTTTGTGCGAATCCACACCACGCAGCGTTTAAGGCTTATTCCGAATCAGATTTGGCGCCGTTGCGCGTCGAGCGGATTCGGCGGGCAAATCAGGGTGGCAAGCAATGAAGATATTTCGAATGTTCAGGGCCGAAATCCGATGGCGGCGCATGCGCTCCGAAGCGAAGGAAATTATGATTGCCGCCGAACTACATGAATTGAACGAAGATGGTTTGGCCGATAGTCTGGAATACAGGGCCGCCGAAATGGCACTGGCAAAACGGAAACTGACAACCGAATTTGGCGCGATTTGGAACAAACATTTTGTCTGAAAGGTGGCCGGCGATGATGAAGGTGGTAGAATTTCATCAGATGTTTGCGGTGGGCGATCTGGTTGTTCTGAAGTCTGGCGGCCCGATCATGGTCGTTAGCGGGTTCAACAACAAGTTCATCGATGTTGATTGGTTCGTCCAAGACGACGTGAAACGGGCCGAATTTCGGCCTGAACAGTTGATCGTGATCGCGAAAAGGGGCACCGACCATGCCGACCAAGAAAAGGCATAAACTGAAGCGCGGCGATGTGGTGATGGTGAAAGATTGCGTATGGTCTGAATTCCACGGAGTCGTTCACGAAACCGGCATTGTTGATAGCGCCGAATCGCTTGTTGTTCTGGAAAAAAACTTGGCACGAATCGAGTTCGATAACGGCCGGATATTGGCATTCAGACCATGCGAACTGATACGGCTAAGAGATGCGACGAACGTTGAGGAATGATTGCGTGTGCCGAAGGTTGGCCCAGGCTACGATCCGAACGTGCATTGGTTGGCGAATACGCCATGCGGGTATGCACTGAAAGCCCGCCAATGTCGCGTGTGTCAAATGCTGTTCACGCCGGCCCATGGCGAACAAACCGAATGCGAGGGATGTATGAAAACATATCCTGTTCGAATATGCCAAGACTGTCAAAAAGAATTTACGCCAACCCGGCCGCGAATGAAACGATGCCACGAATGCAGTAAGATATGGTCACGGGTGAGATACCGAGCAAGGCCGGCGCCCCCGCTTGGCAACATGCCCGATGGCACGCCCGCGAAAGCAGAACCAAAACCGGCAGCAAAGGCGCCGCGTGCCAGGGATGCGTTGCCCGATATCACGCTGCGAATGGATCCAATGGGCGATAGTGTGATCGTCGAAGTTGGCGTGCAAGCAATACGCATAAGCGGCGAAAAACTTACCATACATCTAATGGAGTGAACCCACCATGAAATGCAGATATTGTGCGACCGGCCATCGCGTTTACGAACTGGATACGAAAGGCAAACCGTACAAACGCGGGGAAGGCAAGTTTTACGGCCGTTGCCACATCTTTTCCGATGTGTATTGGCTATGTCGTGCGGAACATCCAGAAGCATACGCCAAAGTCAAAGATCCGGGTGTTAGGAAGATGGGTTTGGAACATCCCGAACCAACGGAAACCGTCGAAACGGCACAAGCGAAGTGAATGGCTGAACGTAGATTCAAATTACCACGCATGACCGGCGATTGGTTCGAATCGCAAATTGAAGCATTGCGATTTCGCGAACTGATCAGTGTTGTCGATTGGGCCGAACAGAACTTCCGGCTTACAACAGCCTATGCCATCCAGGGAGCGTTTACCGCGTACAAATGGCAACGGGAACCATTGAACGCTATCACGACATACAACGAAGTCGTATTCATCGGGCCAGTACAAACAGGCAAATCGATGTTAGGCGAAATCATAATCGGGTTTCTGGTGGACACATCCACAATCAATATGATGTTGTGTTACAGTAAAAAAGAGGTTGTCGAAGATGTGTTCGACGAACGGCTTAAACCGTTTGTGCGGGAGATACCTGCCATGCGTCGGTATTGGTCTGGCAATGAGGACGATTTAACAAAGCGCCGGATCAAACTGACGCATCTGATCATCCGGATCGCGTCCAGTGCCGTTAGAAATGATATCGCAACGCACAATGCCGGGTTTGTATACGGGGCCGAATTGTCTAAGTGGCCCGAAAAAGATTTCGACCAAGTAAAGATGTTGACCGGCAGAACACAAGCCACTCGCATGGTCGGCAAGACTGTAAAAATGTTGCTTGAAACATCACCGCTATACGAAGGTGATAAATCGTTCATCGAAGCACACAAGCCGGGAACGCTATACCTGAAACCGTTTTTTCCGTGCCCACATTGCGGCGAATATCAGGCATTAACCGATTCACAGGTTATCGAAAGGCTCAACAACAAGGGCGAAAAGGATCACGATACTAACCGAATACGCATGACGGGCGCCGCGTTTTATCAATGCGCACATTGCAAGGGCGAAATACTGGATGAACACCGATACGCGATGATGGAACGTGTAGTATGGGCGGCGCCGAAAATCGAACGTGGATCCTTGAAACAAGCGGCCGAATCGATAACGCCAGATGGTGTTGTGCATGGACGCAAACGCGCCAGGAGAATTGTATTCAACTGGAATCGATTTGTTGATCTTAGTTGGACGTTTCCAGAAGCACTAGCCACCTATTTTGATGCGCTCAATAGCCCGAACCCGGAAGCTTTGAAAACGTATCGCAATGAAGATATGGCCGATTGGGTGCGCGTGGCAGCCAGGCAGTTGGCCGACCGATTCATTGCCGGCAAACAGGCGCAGTATAAACAAATCGGCCGTGGTGAAGATGCATACGTGCCGGATGGGGTACGCGTCATGCTGATCGGCGTTGATACCCAGGACAACGGGTTTTACTTCGTGGTGCGTGGGTTCGGCCTGAATTTGGAATCTTGGTTGATTCGCGAACAGTTCGTGCATTGCGATATGAAAGACGATCTGTATCAAAATCCCGGTGCCGTCTGGGAAACGTTGATTGGTGAGATCAACAGATTCCCATTCAAGAAACGTAACAACCGAACAATTCCAATACTGTTTGGACTAATCGACCGTGGCGGCCACAGGGCAAGGGACGTCGATTATATCGTCGAGCATACGCCGTTTTTACGTGCCTATATTGGCACGCCGGCAAAGAACGCACCATTGATCGAAGAAAAGGGTGGCGGCGTCTATTGGGGCCATACGGAACGATTGAGTCGGATCGTTCAAAAGCAGATGGAATCTAATCTATGGCATCTGCCGGCCGCAGTCAGCAACGATTATGTGCAACAGATCACGAATCAGTATGACGAAGAATACACCGATCAGCGTGGCAACCAGAAAACGCGGTGGGTAACGAAGGATCCAGATCACTTTCGCGACTGTGAAAACTACATTACGGCAGTGCTATACGAAGAATCGTTGGGGTTACAATCACAATTGTTTCACGTTGAAACAGCCGATCAGTTGGAACATATTATATCGGAAGCGCGGCGCCCGGAAACGCCTGAAGATAGGCGCAAACGTGCGGCGGCGGAACCTGGAACACCAACAGAACAACAACGCCGTGCCGACGAAAACGCGCATCGCATTACATCAGATTATCTTGGCGAAGTAATGGGTGGCATGAACCAATGGTGAAAGAAATCCGAACTGATCGCTTGTAAAGCGATCTAATTTAGAAACCACATCGAAAGGGTGATTCGATGGTAAGTATACCGGGATTTGGAAAGAAACGCGGCCCAGGGCGGCCACCGAAAAGTGAAGCACCATACGACATGGAAAGGCGCGAAGATACGTTGGCGTTCTGGAATGGCCTTGCTGAAATGATGAACAGCCGACACGCGGCCGGCTACAGGTTGGAACATCTTTACAGAATTGGCGGTAATGAAGTAATCGTGGTATGGTGCAAGCGAGAAGTTCCACACATGCTAGTGCCAGGGACGTTTGGCGCTGAAAGGATCGAAGCATGAACGCACGATTGAACGAACGCGGCGAACTGTGGTTGGATCGCATCGGAAACAACCATAGTAAAGAGAAGCGGCAAACATGCCCATTTCAGGAAGGGCGCGGGTGTGGCGACGATTGCCCTATGTTTCAAGTCGCAGAAACAAAGGGATTCGTGGGCGGCGGCAAAGTCGATATTATGATCGGTTGCCGTGGAAGTGGCGAAGTGCTTACGGTGGATAAGTTCATCGATCAGCGCCCAGGCGGGAAGGATCGATAACTAGCCGGCAAATACGATTCGCGCCGATACGAACGGCCACAATCCGGTGTGGCATGACCGTTGCTATGCCACCGCCGGTTGTGGCCGTAAGTCGTTGATATGGGAAATAATTGACAAACAATAGAACGAAAATTGGCGATTGAGGGCCGCCAGGGCCAAAAGCATAGGAAAAAATACCCGAAAATTGACACTTCGCCCGCAGTAAGGTATTATTAGCGTGTATGCTGAACTCCTCTGAAGTGGGGAATGGTGCATGACAAGGGCGGATGTTCTTCGCGTCGGGGCATCGGCCCGCTTTCCATCCCGGTAACGGGGCCGCCACATGGCTTTCAGTTCAACCGATCTTGACAACATAGAAACGGCCATCGTCGAGATTGCCACGCGGGGAGCGGCCGAAGTCGAGATCAACGGGCGCCGGCTGCGCTACACGAAACTCAGCGAACTCCTGAAACTACGCGATGTGGTGCAATCCGAACTGAACGGCGCCACCTATGGCGGCAGCCTTGCCGTCAGATTCGACGGTGCGAGTGGTTGACAAATGAGACTGATGGAACAGGCGAAACTGCTATGGGCCGATTTCCGCGCCATCCGTCGCGGGCTGCCGGCCAACCAGTATGAACTAGGGCGCTTCGCCGAACTGTTCGGCCCCATCCAGGATCACATACGGATGGCCCGCCAGGGCAACGGATTTGAGATGTTCGGCCATTACGATGCCGGCGATACCGGCCGGCTGATGAACGATTGGGCCACATCCTACGGCACGCCATACGGGAACCTGAAAAGCCAGTGGAAAAACGTAGTAGCCAGATCCCAACGGGCTATGGACAATAACCCGTATGCCACATCCGTTCAAACCACACTGGCGAACAACGTGATCGGCCAAGGCATGCGGCCAACGCCGCGTGTAAAGACGTTTGAAGGGCGTCCGATTGAAGGTGTGAACGACCAGTTGGCCGAAGGATGGAAGCGCTACAATGATGAACTTGACGCCACCGGCCAAGAAACGTTTTACGAAATGCAGAAAACGATCCTGAATCAGATCGTATCCGATGGCGGGGTTTTGCTGAATCGCGTTACGGCGGCCCCAGGCAGTTATCTTGGCGTTCAGTATCAAACACTGTCGATACTTCGCCTAGACACGGATCAGGATGCTGACAACGCGGAATTGTCAGATAACCCAAACGTGAAGCAAACCGTATTCGGTATCAATCTGACAGAAAATGGCGCCCCTGTTTCGTATTACATTCAGGGCATGAAAAAAGCGATCCCGGCGACAAACATCTTTCATGCCTACCGGAAAATGAAGGTCGAACAGTTCTTGGCGCCCCCGTGGCTGATCCCCGCACTGAAATATTTGTGGTACAACGAAAAACTACTGGAAGATCGCATTATTGCGTCACGGATACAGGCAATGATCGGGCTGTTTGTTCCATCTGCGACCTTATGGGATCAGATTCTAGCAAAGCAAACGGCGTCGACGTCGGACACGACAAACCCAACACAATTGAAGATGGAACCCGGCCGCGTCTATCATGGGCGCACGAAGGACGACAAACCAGAAGTTATACAGGCCGATGATAATGTGACTGCGGTATTGGAACCGTTAACGCGGTTGATTCTGCATGCTGTTTGCGTCACACAAGGGATCAGCTATCAGACGGTGACGCGTGATCTGCAAAAAGTAAACATGGCCAGTGCTAGAGTCAACACGAATGGCGACCGGCGAGCATTTCGGATGTTCCAAAAATGGTTTGCCAAAGCGATATGCCAACGCGTCTGGAACAATTACGTGGAACGTATGGTATTTGAAGGCAAGATACATGGCGTTACCGTGCCGCAATACATCGCAAACCCGTGGCACTATCAACAGTGCCAATGGCGGCCAACCGGTTTCGATTACATCGATCCATCCAGGGAAGCGGCGGCAGCCGTTGAGCTGCATGATAACAACATGCTTACACTGGAACAACATTACGGGGAACGTGGCGAATATTGGCGCGATTCGCTTGCGCAGATCGCCGAAGAACGCAAGGTAATGAAGGAACTTGGCATCGAAAAACAGGAACCGACCGGTGGGTTTGGTGCGCAGCGGCCGGCAAATGCCAACGATGGATCAGCCGACGATGAAGATGAAGATGGCGACGATATGGAATCGCGCCTATCAGCGCTTGAACAGGAAATTGACGATCTGAAACATGGCCGGGGGCGCTGATGAAACCCGTAGACGTTGATGGACTGAATGAGGGCGATACCTTGACCATAAGCCAGATACCGGCCGGCCTTGCGCGACCGGTGACGGAAAAACTGCATGTCAAGGTGAAAATCGAAAAGGCCAAAAAGAATGCCGACCCCACGTCCGAAGGAAAAACGGAATGATTTTATTGGTAGATGCATTTTGTACGTGCGCGATCATGAAGGTATCACCGATACGGATCATGCAGTAGCGAAGTGCAACGGTATTTGGGAACAGCACCAAAAGAAAACAGCCAACCAGGAGCGACAGACAATGCCAGTTGAAAAGATGCGGGCCAATGTCGCAACAGGAATAGACAACGCTATCGGCATCGACCGTGACGCAAACACGATCTATGGTTATTCGGTGATCACGAAAGGCGAAGTCCAGGGGCATGGCGTGATGGTCGACGATGTTACACTGGATCAGGTCGTCGAACGCGGAAAGACACACAAACTTGGCCTGAAATCACGATTTGGCCATCCAAATATGTCCAGTTCTGCATTCGGTACGTTCCTGGGGCGGTCGGTTAACTTCAGGCGTGACGGGGATCGCGTCCGTGCGGATCTTCACTTGGATCCAACATCGTTTTGCACGCCAAAAGGCAATCTTGGCGAATACGTGCTGAATCTGGCAGAAAGCGATCCGGCCGCGTTCGGCGCGTCCATCGTTCTGAAGATGAAACGCGAAGCGCAATTGGACGACGAAGGGAACCCGAAGAAAGACGACAAAGGCAACGAATTGTTGCCATTGTGTCGAGTCGAAGAACTGTTGCAATCTGATATTGTGGACGAACCGGCCGCGAACGCTGATGGCATGTTCGATGCGATATTCGAACCGTCTGTAGCGTTTTCTGCCGAAGTTACCGACAGATTGCGGCGGTTTTTGTCCGAACCGGGGGCGCTGACAAACGCACTAGCGTTCTTGCGGCGGTATCGCGAGAACGATTCGAATAAAGGTGGCGACTACTTGGCGAACGTTGATCGATTGATCAGCGCAGTCGAAGCGGCCGCGAACGGCAATACCCCATCGATTGATATACCGATGGGCAATGGTGGAACCGCGACAGTAACATGGAACGGAACAGAGTTTACAATGTCCACAACGAAAGGGGATGGAGCAATGCCGCACCCAACCTACAGTAACGGAATCAGTGGTGCCGGACAACCGGCGCCGCAGCCCACGCCGCAGAGCGACGGGTCACAGTCGGCGCTGAGTGACGCACACGCCAACGAGATCCGCGAAGCGGCAGTGGCCGAAGAACGTGAACGCATGACCGCAATCGACGCACTGGCGGCAAAGATGAACGTGCCGGCCGACAAGGTGGCGGAATTCAAAAAGGGCGGCAAGTCGATTGCAGAAATCGCCATGGAAATGGCAAATTCACAGATGGCGAGTGTGCCGCCGACGGTTTCGATCACCGACGACGAACGCGACCGAATGCGTGCCGGCATGATCGAAGCGTTCAGCGTTCGCGGTGGCCTGGAAACGAACAGTGATGTGGTATCGTCGGCCAGAAAATCGAAGTATCGCAGCATCACGCTTCAGGGGTGCGCCATGGCCTGTTTGCACAATGCCGGCGTGGAAGATGCGCACCTGATGAGTGGCGATCAGCTGTATACCGAAGTGATCAATCGGACGCGTGCCGGCCAAGCGGTCGGGTTCGATGGCCACATGGCCCAGGGAAGTGGCGATTTCACTTCGATTCTGTCGAACGTGCTGAACAAAGCACTGGTCAAGGGGTGGGAGGAAGCGCCCACCACATACCAGATGTGGGCCGGCCGTGGCGATCTTAAGGATTTCAAGACGAACGATCTGGTTAAGGGAACATCGTTCAGCGATATCCTTGAAATACCCGAAGGTGAAGCGCCGAAACACGGTTCATTCAACGACACGAAGGAGCAAACCCGGCTGCG